AGACATTCAGGACATTGAACATCCTCTAGGATTGGAGATGGACTTAGTATATTCATATTGAAATTCTTAAACAACCAAGTAGCCAATCCAATATAGTGAGTCCATCCAATAGGTGCATTATCATTGTGGACTTCTGACAGTCTAAATGCTAATGCCCATTCTCGTTTTGTTTCAATTACATCTTTATCATATGTGAAATCTTCCACTGTTCACCTCACTGAAAGAGCGGCCACTAGGACTATAGCCAGCCTCAATCACACGGGACTGTGTTGAGTCTATCCTAATCTTTTCATAGTGTCTGAGGATTCAGAAGCCGCAAACGTTTAGAACCTACCGCGCTGCATGATGTTCAAGAGTTCCTCTAGGTCAGGATTCTTGTCAAAGATTTCTCTTGCACGCTTCACATCAGCAAGTTTCTTCTCTGCCTCGTTAACAGCCATATCGAGTCTCTGCTTTAGACTTGGCTGATGAATCATCTTTGGTGAGTCGGCACCATAGCTACCTTGTCCAGCAATTGCAGGCCATTCATTCTCACTCATAACTCTCACCAACTCCTTCATATCGAAGTAAAGCTCTAACCTATTAAATAGAGATGGGTTGAAATAAGTCCATTTCTGATAACTCGTTTCAACCCATTCTCCCATAACTATTTACGCCATTGGCCTGAAGTCAACAACGTCGTTGAATTCGTTGCCCTTGTTGCTCTTACCACGCTTGATATAAATCATGAGATTCTTACCGACCTGAGCCTTGAATGACTCGGTATTGAGCTGGTCAGCAGTATATCCCTTTACTGGGTCAGGCGGTCCAAAGAGAACACCGAACAGAGCCTTGCCAAATCCCAAGGCTTTCTCATTGAACAACCGACGTGCTACTACACCCTTGTTGGGTCCATCAATAATCTTGAAGTAGAAATTACAGTTGGTGCTGCCATCAGTATCAGCGTCCTTCTCATCGTAGTCGCTGATTTGCGCTGGATGCCAGCCGTTCTCTGCAAGGTCGCCCTTCTTCAAGTCGTCCGGAGTAAGTACGCCTCTCATTTGTATGCTCCTAATTCGCTGTCCCAGATTTTGGTCGGTTGGTTTGTGATTGGTAAGGTTTGTGGATTAAATACGTTGGGTTGAGTTGGTGTAGTTACTACTTCATTCTTCTCCTTGTTCATGCTGTCAGTGAAAGCTTGATTGACTTGCTCAAGAGCTTCAATCCAAACCTCATAGAATAGACGGTCTGTAATGTCAAGCTCAATTGGCAAGCCTAAACTTGACTTGGCATAATCATCACCAATAGCTTCAGTAGATACTTTGTATCTAATCTTCTGAGAACCAGAGCTGAAGTCTGCTGTCTTGGTAAATTGGTAGATTTCAGAGAACTCACCCGGTACGATACCGGCTACTTTGCTACCGTAGGTAACGATAGGATTTACTTTAGATACTTTCATTGAATTGCCAGAGCCTTCAATCTTAATACCTGGCAATGGATGTGCAGTCCAAATGACATGACAAGGCAACGTTCTGCAAATGTCAAGAGCCTGAGATACAAAGGATGTCTCAGTTTTATACTCATCAAACTGTGGAATAATCTGCTGAGGATTGTCTGTCTTCTTTTCAACCCTTTTACCCTTATCATTGAAACCTAATGACCAATTGACAGCACCAGCCGTTAACGTGGTCACTGAGTCAGTAATGAATGCTGTATACCTACAGTTGCCTCTCATATCAATGACCTTGTTTAGATAGTCATTGGCATTCGATGAACCGTATACGTCAAACTCAAGATTGTCGAGAACCTTCTTACCTTTCTCGCCTAGCTTACGATAGAAGGTTATCAGTTCTCTCGGTGCTTTCTTATCCCAATAAGCTAGATACGTTGGTCCACCTAATGCGAATGAAGCAGCGGCTATGGTCTTACCAAATCCCCAAGGGGCTTTGAATAAGAATGACGTTGGACCTGCAAGACTAATGCTACTGGCTTTCAATCTAAACTCCCTGCTGCTGTTCGTGGCTCAACTGGTATCCAATCAAATCCACCGCTTGTAATATGTGCATCTGAATGCCCTAATGGCTTTATACATCTATTATAACCAGCCCAACGCTCATTACATTGCTCTGCTGGCACACTAATCAAACATTCAATTAGCTTCTTGTGAACTTCAACCTGAAGTCTAGGATTCCAATCACCAAAATCAGTTCTTTCTTTTAACCAATCAATGAACTCCTGTACCTGGTCACTCAGCAATGGCTTGTTCATTTCTTCTCCTTCGAGAGTTCAATCTGCCGTTTCATATAAGTATCAATATCTTCAAGACCTTGACCTCTCTTGAGAATACCTCTCTTAATTGCCTCAGTTCTATCAATAATTCTATATGTTAAACTGTTCTCATCAACATTCCATAAATCTGGATTTCTTTCGTACCAGCTACGACCAACAGTCCAGAGAGATGGAATGGCAATATTATAGTTAGCTTCCCCAAATATTTCTACAGGAGGAATAAATATCTTCTTCTCACCTGGCAACCACAGGAACTTCTCCCAGTCCATAGTAGCCGCTGATGTAGTAGCTAACAGTATCTTAAGAAAATCTCTACGTATCACCAGTACCACCCTTCACTTTCCCATCCACACTTAATACACTCTAAGTGTGTACGACCTTTCTTACCAATCACAATCATTGTCTCGTGGTGACATCTAAATATCTTCGTCCACAGTATTTGAAATGGCGTTACTAAGACGTGACCGCAAATCAGCAGTAGTATCTTCAGCGAGTGCAGCCATGACAGGCATACTTCCGCGCCGGACATATCTGTTTTTCCCATCTGAACTAGCCACCTTTATCTTGCCACACTTAAGGCAATGAGGTCTGAGTAGTTTGCAATCATACTCCGTCATAATAAATTCATCACCACAAAGATTGCAGATAGCTTTCTTACCTAGAGCCATTGCACATTCAATCTTGAAGTGACAGTCAGGTAGTGTGCAGAAATATACTGCCGTTTTAGTCTTAGGATAGATATGCCTCTTGAGTTTATGAGTGTGTTTCGCTGTCATAGTTCACCAAAGTTTAATGCAATGTTTCCGAATAGATTGCTAGTTGCGGCTCTCCGATAGTATGAATGGTATACCAATCAGTTGGCAATATGCTACCATCCAAACCTATAATATCTGTTAGTAAGTTCTCGCCATCCCAAAATGACAGACCAGTACCAACAATTATTTCACCATGAAATACATCAACACTAGCTACTAACACCGTCTTCACTTTGAATCTCTGGAGCTTTCTGAGCATCTGCTAATACCTCCGTAGCCTTACGTAGCACTTTGCTTACGTCCCAAGGTTCTACGGTTACAAAGTCTCTGCTTAACTTATACATCTTAGCTTCGATACCCGAAGCATCACAGGCATCAAGGTACTCACACTTACGATGGAACTTATCACAAGACGTTTCATTCATTGGCCATTCATTAGTAGCTGCACACTGTAGATAGTGCATAATGTTCAGCACTACATTGTGCGTCCACTGTTCAAATACCAATGGGTCAAAGCTAAGCATTGGCCTGAGAAACTTCTCGTGCGGCTTCAATGTCTTTTGGAAACCAATGCGGTTTACTACTAAGTAGTTACTCTTAAGAGCATGAGTATAATTCTTAAACTGATTACTCATCCTCGTAAGTTCAAAGCTTCTGTCATAAGTCTTGTGGTCAGTCGGTAAGTTTGTATACTTGTTGTCACTAGTAATCAAGTCAATCTTACCAGCCATATGAATACGTACTTCATCATCCTCATACAGCTTGTAAATGAATGGCTGTTCAACACCTACGATGTTCAAGCTCTGGTCTGCTACACGCCAGTAATCGAAGTATTCTTCCATCACATCTAAGCAGCGGTCAACCATCTCTGGTTCAAGGTCACTGAATACGCTAGCTTCTCTCATCTTGCTCAAAGCGGCTACGACAGCATCCTGATACTTAGCACCATTCTTCAATGCTTCATAGTATGTCTCAGCACCTACATGCACTACAGTACCACGGTCCAATTGCATCTTCTTAACTGGTGCCTGTAGGTTAAGATTGTATCTATTGTGGAACCTTTGTGGACACAATAGAAACATATCATATTGACTTGCATCCATTACGATATTAACTTTGCTCACTTAAACAACCTTTCAATATCACTAGCAGATAACATCATCTTAATCTTATCTTCTAACTTTTTCGGTTTAGTATTAAGTTCTCTCTTTACTATCTCAAACGGCTGAATCTTTACACCTTCTCGGATTGTCCAATATGGGTTAACATACTGGACAATCTGAGCCGGCTGATTCGCCATAGTATGTTGAAACATAACCATGTGAATCACGTTCGCAAACTTCACTTAGCTCTTTCGTTCTGATAGGAACCCTTAGCAGACAGTCTCACGTTAGCTGTAACGTGAGGCTTCTTCTTTTTCCTATCATGGTCATTGTTGGGACGACGACGAGTATCATATCCTAACCGTGCTGTCTTACCCGGTGCCTTGAACTTATACTCTCCCGGCTCAAACAAGCTAGACCTATCGAATGAGACAATCTCTCTTGCAACAGAACTCGGTGTGATGAATCGAACCCACTCTGCTTTCTTTGGGTTCTTCACATACACTCTGCTCAAGAATACCTTGACCGGAGTATGCAATTCACGCTTACCAGCTACAGCAGCGGCACAACCACCGGGGTCTTTCTTCTTTGAGTTCCTTACATCTGCTGCCGTGATATTGATTTCAATATCCTCAGTAGCATCAACCACTGGCATACCATCAAACATTTTGATAGTACCTTTCTTCACGTACTTCTTCTTCACTTTCTTACTCATCAATCTTCTCCTTAATTACGCGCAAGATTTCCTCCAGTTCTGCCCCGCTCTGTGCTTGAATGAATCCAACTTGCTCTGTCCGATTGTCGTATTCATCCTCGTATAGATAGCTAACATCAACATACAATCTGTTGTTGCTAATGCCAGCAGTATACTCTTTGCGAATCAATACCGGCTCAGGCTTTGGCGGAGGCTCTGCTCTCTTAATTACTCTGTGAGCACCTACTACACTCTGTCCAAGCCTAGCCGATGATGATGCCGGAATAGGTTCTTTCGTATGATTGTCGCAGAAGAATGCACGCTTATCTTTCACTTCGATTACTACGAAGTGATTTGGAACTGTGATGATATACATTCCATCTTCGTTAGCCATTACTATACGAACGATGGTTCCATATAAGCTGTTAGCTGGAATCACTGGATAGTAATCATAACCTAACCGATTTGCAGCTTGAAGCAAATGATTCAACTGCACACCGGCTATGCTATACTGTCCATTAATACTACCAATGACTCTTGCACATTCATCTGTAGACTTGCCAGTAAGGATTGATAATACTGCTGGACCGCAGTACTTATTCAATCCTACGTTGACGGTTTTCAGATTTGTCATTAAGATGTTCTCTTATCCTTGCAACGTTCTCTTTAGTACGCAAATCCATTCTACGTTCCCATTCAAAACTGAGAACGGCTAGCCATAAGATACGAGTCTCTTTACTAGCTACGCAATAATTATATCCCATCCCCATTAAGAACAATGCAATGTTCCTGAGATGGCCGTCCTTTAACATTCGGATTGGGATAAGCTCTCCTTCCCTTGTTCTCCAACAAACATTATCAATGTTATCTTTGTTGGGTTCATCAGGAATGTTTAAGAGCTTACCACTACTAACCTCACTCATCGTCTTTGTCTGCGTCTTCAAACCTCACAGCTCCAATGCTAAGAACTAAATCAGCACCGGGCTTTGCTAACTTCAGGTTGAACTTCTTACCATTCTCGTCGATAACAGGAATGATAAGTTCTCCTGTATCTACGTTGTAAGAAATCTTCCCTTTGCTGTCAAACGTTACAGCTTCCATGACTTCTTCCCCTTTGTGATAAGTATGTGAGCTAACTCTGTCATTAAGCTCTTTTCGTCCCAACTACCTTCGTCACCGTCTAAGCTAGAACCAACTACTGCACGCTTCTGCTCGACTAGCTCTGTGAAGTATTCATCAATTGTATCAGTTGCAATCATATATGTTACAACGACTGCATTCTTCTGACCGAATCGATGATGCCTCTTTTCCGCTTGTGATTCCTTGCTAGGATTCCACTGTCTCTCTAACATGATTGCATCTGAACAGAATTGGAGATTCCCACCAACTCCGCCAGCTTGTGTAGAAGCAATCATTACCCTTGAATTACTATTCTTAAACTCTTGACCACGCTTGTCGAAATCATCACCGGCTCGAAATCTCATGCACTTTTCATAACCACCATCAACAAGCCAGTTATTTAATTCAATCTCTAGCTTGTCTTCAGCGGCATGGTGATGAGCAAATACTACAATCTTTCTGTCTGTTGAAAGCAAGAACTCAGTAACAAAATCAACACATTCTGTTACCTTAGATATGCCTGTAATCTGCCGCAATTTGTTCATAATTGCTAGCATCTTACCTTGCTTATCAAATCCGCTGCTCTCGCTGTAGTATTCCTCTTCGAGTTCTTCCATCAGTTTGGCGTATGACTTGTTCAGCTTTCTATCCAATTCAACGTGATAGAATCGTCTAGACAACTCAGGCAAATCCTTTAGAACATCTTTCTGTCTACGCCTAATGATGAGGTCTTTAGTTTTCTCTTTGAATGCGGCTGGATTCTTCAACCCACCTATTTTGTATGAATACCCATTGTTATAACTATCGCAGTCGTTTTCAATGAATCTTGCATACTGTGGAAACATTCGCGGAGCAACTAAATTGAGAATCGTGAAGTATTCGCCTGCATGATTCTCAATCGGAGTGCCTGACATTGGGATAATCTTATCTATCTTCAATGCCGAGACAAACTTCTGAACTGCTTTAGCTCTGCCAGTATCGTGATTCTTAATGCGCTGGCACTCGTCAAGTGCAACAAACTTAATGTCATCCTTGACGAACTTAAAGCATTCATCGTAATTCTTAAGCAAGTCATATGTTACGATATAAATATCGAACCCCGGTGCGGCTAAAACCTTACCAGAGTTAATGACTTGAGTTAAGAATCCATGCACTCCACACTTCGTTCTAATCTCGGTATGCCATTGCTCTTTAACGCTAGCTGGCACAACGATTACTGCCGGAGTGAGTTCTTTCTGATGAAGCTTGATTAATGCAAGTATTTCAATTGTCTTTCCTAGCCCTTGTTCATCAGCTAGGATTACTCTTGCATTACCACGCTGCATGAATTCAACCCCTTCGGTTTGATAATCCATTAGCGTGCAACCATTGAGGATATGCTTTATATCCACGCTGGTTTCCATCACTTCATCAGAAGTAACGTGTCCGCACTCCAGAGTGATTAGCTTGCTACTTGCAAATTGAATGCGGCTGCTCTCTACTGCGAGCTTACCGCATTCTTTACAAGTTTGCTTGATAATCGAACTGAGAGCCGTATCTTACTCCTTTGTTTCGCTTACACTACTTTCGCCGAAGGCGACGCTTCAACAACACGAGGTTTGTTGAATCTTGTCATTGACTCATATGTATCTAGAATCAATGATTCAAGCTCTCCAATCTGTGACTCATCACTAGGGCGAAGAAAGAAGAATGGTTTGCTTTCATCATTCCTCTTTACAATGCTTGCTGGAAAGAGCACGAAAAGACCCTTTTCCTTATCATCACAGATGGTAAATCCTACCAAGTGAAAGCCGCTAAGGAATCCTTCGTCGAATTCAATAGCGGCTTTCGCCACTCGATTACCTTTCTTCATCAAGAAAGGTTCTACCTTGATTTTCATTTACCGGACTCCGAATACTAATTCCCGAATTTGAGAGTTGAGGGGTCAAATGGCTGTTTTGGTTCCTCAACTGCAACTATCTTTTCTTTATCGACAAAGACAATTGCATCTTCAACTACTGTCGTCTTGAATGAAATAGCTTTCAGGTTCGATTCAGTAGCCTTACGTTCAAGGTTACTAATCATCTCTTTAACTGTTTCCTCATCGATACCGGCTGAGAGCAATTGAGCTTTCATCTTGTCAATCTTGCTCATTCTCTCTTTACGGACCTTGACAGCGTTGATAGCATCAGTAGTGACTGCTTCCGGCTGATTAGGAGTAAGTAACCATTCCTTTTTAGTGGTTTTGGCTTTTCTTTCCCTTAATTCATCATCAGCAGAAGCTAGTGTAGCTTTAGCCTCAAGCACAATCTCAGAGAGTTTATCTCTGTGTTCCCTTAGCTGAGTTGCATCCATATCCTTAACAAAGAGCTTTCCTCTGTTATAGAATTTGGAATATAACTCCTCTTGCGGTGTCATGAACCCCCAATCTAGAATTACTCCGCGTTTGATTGCTACTAGACCTCGATAATGATGACTTAGTGGTGATTCAATCTTGCAAATGCAACAGTGAATCGTTAAATCATCATTATCGAACTCGCAATCCTTACAATGCCACATGATGCTCGCTACGCTCGCATCAACCTAAGATGTTTTGTAGCATTCGGTCGTATCTAGCGTAATGCACCGCTTCTGAAGTGCAATGCGCCGCTTGTTCACTGATATACTCTACTGTTTGATATCCATGAACAGTTCGTTTACCCATCCAATAGAGAGCTAGGTCTTGATATACCCTAGCAAGCCTATTGACTATCGCTTTCTCAGATTCCTCTTTCGGCGTATTCACACTGTAATCCTTAACCGTGGCAATACTTTGTAATAGAAGTGAGCAACTTGCTCGTCGTAAGATTTCTTAGCTTCTCGCATATCAGCTAAGAGAATCTCTAGTTCCTCTTTATTCTCTAGAGGATACACATAAGCGGCTGGAATTAAATCCTCTCCATCCACTCTGTAGAACATAGCTTCTACTAATACGTCATCGTATGAACATTCACGAACGATTGTGAACTTCATTGTATCGATGATGATTCCTTTACGAATCACTTGTCTCCTTTCCGAGTAATCTAATTACTCGATTGATTCTACCTACTTCATCATTAACATAGTTGAGCAGCAATGCTCATATTAACGTTTCATTGCTTCACGGCTCTAGGCGTCCCTAGCATGGGTTTGGCAACTACTAGTTAATACCTACAGTTAACTCCATAGATAGAATCAATCCAATAATTAGCTAGCTTATTCGATTGAATGATAAACTGAAAATCGACACACTTCGTCGGTTCGTGTCGCGGGTCGTCGGTTCGCGTCGGAACGTGTCGGAACGTGTAGGGTTGTCCGCCCGTCCGTAACCCGTTGCGCGTCAAGGGTTTCCACCGTAAGGGCATTATACCACAGTCAGAGCCAAATGTCAACCCCTATCCTATTTTGGGGTGGTCCGTTTTGGTCTTTAGTATCTTTTATATATATATAAAAATATATATTAAAGAGAAAAGAGAACCTAACACGGAAACCCCAACCCCGAAAAAACATAGTGGGATAGCGATTCGGCAGAGGTAGGTCAAACCGACGAAACCCCGTAACCCCTTGAATCGCCGCAACTTACAGGCGGCGAGACGTTACGACGGGTTACGACGAATTTCGACACGTTACGACACCTTACGACGAGTTACGACACGTAAGCAGCTATTTTGGGTGGTGCCGTAAGTTTTCACATTCACAGCTTCTATCCGTCTTAATAGGATAGGCTTTACTGTGATTGAGATGAGATTCTTTCTTGCATCTGCTACAGAGATGATACTTACCATAATCTGTAGAGACAATCCATGTAGCTTGATTTCTGCACATGATTTCTCCTATTGCCAGAGTTATAGTGTGTAATGTAAGCACAATTGAAAGCATGAAGTGGGAAGGAAAGAGAGGATAGTGGTTTAACCTAGCCAACTTACCGTCTATAACCACCAAGGTAGACGGGGCTTGATTAACTAACTAGCTATTTGCTAGCCAGCTAATTTTTACTGAACAGCAGGTCCGAACTGCTTGACGAAGCCGGGCTTGATAAGAGCAACAGCATCTTCAAGAGAAACATTCGCACCACGCGAATAGTTTCGCACAACAAGACGGAACTGAGTCTGCACATCATCCTTCCAAGTGAGTTCAACGAACTCAGCAAGTGGGTCAGATGCAGCGGTGTAATTGGCGTCGTTGTATCCACCAATCAAATAAGCAACCAGCGTAGGTTCATCCTTTACGCCAGTAACTTCCATGAACTGTGGAATCTTCGTGGGCAGCGTATCCGGCTTGCTCTCGTCGAATGCTTCCCACGTAATGACAAGCGGCGATTTACCGCGAGTCTGTCCAACACGAACACGAACACCAACACCAGTGCGCTTGCTATTCTCTTCGTCAGCATCAACCTCTTTAAGCTCCTGATTCAAATCACGAGAAACCTTCTCATCCTTTGATTCAGCAAGCTTCGCACGAATAGCAGCACGCTCAGTCTCAAAATCGCGCGCCTTGGTGATTTCCGCCGGGGTCGTTGCGTTTGTCGCCATGTTTGTAATCTCCACAATCGAGTTATCGGTTATCGGTCCTGCGGGATTGCAGTTTCCCGATAGACCGATTATCTCATAAAACGGTTTCGTTGTCAAGAGGAAACGACTCCAAAACTGAGTCACCGTCAAGATGCGCCGCTGTCCATTCGGCGTCTCCGTTATAAGCTAGCAGTTTGATAGTAGCTAGCTTGTCATGATTATCAGGTCACGAATGACTCAGTAATTGGAGATTCTCAAGCTAGCTTTTGATTACGTGTCGCGGCAGACACTAGAGCTAGACTTACAGAGAATGTTGAGATAGCCTGAGTATATAAAACCTCATGCTCTCGATTGTGCTTACATTACCAATGGATTAGCTGCATAGCTTGATACGTTGCCAGCTCGTTAACGAGTTTACTGATTTACTTCGACGTTGCAAACGCGAATGGCGACACTCATTTTGTGCTCACCAAACTCTCTAGCCTTGAATACTAGAGTTTCTGATGCAGCATTCAACATAGAGTTTACTTGCTGAAGTGCTTTATCTTCAGTAGTTGCGACAGCGACCATAGAACCTGACAGCGTAACATATGCTTTCATGGTATCTCCAGCGAAGCTGGCAACCTACCAAGCCATGCAACCAATCCTATAAATACTTGGATTCTGTGGAACCTATCAACTGATTTGAGTTTAATTGATAGAGTCGAGATTGAGCATGTTTTCGAGCATCTTCACTTCCTGTGATTCGCTCATCTTGCTCTTGCCGATGCTCATCTCATCATTTGAGCGAGCTTCAACAGCTTCCTCGGTCGTCATTCCCTGCGCCTTTGCTTTGATGAAGAACTCAGCATCGTCAGCAATGGCACGGAGAACAGGGATTGCATCAGACGGCGTAACGCACAGAGTCTGAAACATGACGACAATCGTTTTGTAGAGGGACAACTGAATACGATTGAGTTGCTTGCTATTCATACATTCTCCGTTAGTTGAATGTTGATAGGCTCTACAGAACCCAAGTATTTACTTGGTTGTTTTATATTACGAATATAGGATTTAATACGCTTGCCTAGCTGATGCTAGACTGTGGTAGGATTGTTGGTGAATGACGGCGCTTTCTTACGCAGTATCGGAGTCATTGGCTGCTGACTCGCTAGCCGAATCTTCCGCCGTAGCTGAATACCGTTGTATCGTGCTACGTTCACGTATGCCCTTGCGTGCTGTGTTCTCAATTCCGGGTCATACCTTACGTTCTCAATTGGACCTTTTCTATACGTCCATTGCGATTCCATGTAGGTTGCTGGCGTCTTACTCATTTGGCGCTTCATGGTAACTCCCATGCTAGGCAAGCCTACTAAACCCTATATTCTACTACCCATGCTAGGTAACTCTGCTCAAGGATGCAGACTCCCATAAGGTAGCCAACAGCGTGCGCCCAACTATGTAGGCATTATCAACCCGCGCTTATCGGGCCGTGTTTTTACGTGTCACGCGTGCAAGCCTAGCATGGCTCTGCTATACCTCAGCATAGCATCGAATACGGCACGGCCTAATCAAAGGATAGACACAATTGGCAACAGTAAGCCAATGGTGAGTAGTCAAACCTACAGCATAGCACTCCGTTCAGAGGTCCGGCATGGTAGCATTCGTGCTACCTGCTAGCCGCGACCGTCGAACAGTAGAACTGCATCAGGAATGCCAGCAAAACACCACAATACCTAGTATTGCAAAACTGTGTATCACTACATCTTGTGGTCGTGGTATCTGTGAGGCAGACTAATGTAAACTTTCGCCTCAGATTGGCTGACTATCTATTACTGGTGTATCACAGTTTGTGTAACCCCAATAGGTTGTGGATGGGTTTCGCTTTATGGGACAAAGGGTAGTTAAAGTACGTCAATCGTCAATACATCACCAAAGAATACCACTAAGTCATATCATAGAGTACCTTAGAGTACCTTTACAGGGGTGCATATACCTGCACGTAAGGTTCCATATCTGCACACCCTTGCCGGATATTAATCTAGTGTTTGTCAGTCCAATACCAACTCATTCCTGAATGGTTCCATCATATCGAAATCGTGAATCATTCAAATAGTGAAATTTTCATCACCTTCCAAGCAAATTCTCAACAAAAACAGCCGATTTTCTTCTTGACTTTTCGGGCGAAGCCCGGTATACTACGCGCCTACGGGCAATCTCTAATAGATTTACTGAAGGATTTGAAATGCTAATAGAAGATGAGGAACTGAAAAGGAGAATTGAGTCTCCTTCTAATCTTCTGAATAGACTCAAGACCATCACTACGTCTCGTGATAGGACATCTTCATTGCCGGTTATTAACATTCCGGCTTTGCCTCCATCTGCTGATGAAGTTATTGAAGATATAGAGAAGAAGATTACCATTGGTTCCATCAAAGGTAAAGCTTTAGGCATTATGAGTTCAGCACTTGACGAACTCAAAGAGAAACTTCCTGAGATTGGTAAGCCGGATAAGCTTTCTAAAGTCATTGCTGATATGAGCAAGGTATATGACTCAGTAGAGAACAGAAACATGCCGGCTGTGCAAGCGGCTCAGATTATTATTTATGCACCACAGATTGTATCGGAAGATACATTCAACATTGTTGAGATGACTGATTAGTCTCCAATGGCTGATATTACTCTTGATGCATTCGTTGACGGTGGTGGTTCATTCTATACCCATACGTGTGCGGGTAACAATCGAATTCTTTTTCTTGTTACTCGTGGAGATACGGTTCCATTCGTTAATGGAGTTCGGGCGGCTCTTCTCAAATCGATGTCGTTTGCTGCTGACCCATCGATTAGCTCATTTGGTTTTATTAATTTATATGTAGTTCAGAATCCCCTACTTGGTGCAAACGCTGTTACATTTCCTCTTGGTTCAGTTGTTTGTATTTCAGCTTCGTACAAACATCCCAATCAACCAATTGGATTATTTGAATTAGCTACTGCACAATCTGCAAATGCTGCTACAACCTTTACAAGTTCTATAACTTCAAGTGTTAATAAATGTCTTGCTGTATTTGCACAAGCTGCCTATGCTTTTGGCGGGGCGCCAACAGCCGGTGCCAACCTAACCTATCGTGGTAGCTATTCAACCTCAGTCAACGTCCCCTCCATTTTCGATAGTAACACAGTAATTAGCCCGGCTGGATTGTTTAGTGGAACTACAAATACAGGCGGTTCAGGAGCTGCAATTTATCACATAATGCAGTTGATTGGACCCAACCCAGGTAATAAGGTAGTTGGTCCCATTGGCTCAGCATTCGTGATACCGGGCAATACTATCTTTGCTATGCCTGCTAGAGCTATCAACATTGAATACTCCACTACAGGTGCAGCTATTCTAGAAGCTTCTCTTGATAACGGAGATAACTTTGTTACAATAGATACAGCTCCAGGTGCAGGCTTAAGAACAGTAGCTGGTGTCGTTGCATCTTGCATTAGGCCATCTGCCGATATTACAGTCGTTTTCAGGAAGACTAAATCGAGGTTCTAATGGCAACTACTCAGGTTAAGATTGGTCCAATTGAGACGCTAACGCAGAACGTTGCGTTTGCATTACCGGCTAGGCAAGTAAGGGTAATGGCATCAGCGGCTATTGAAATCTCTCTTGACGGTTCTACGTGGGCAACGCTAGCAAACTCAACTACTGGTGCTGATTGCACCGCTGTATTTGTACGTTGCACCACGACTAATGCACTGCTTGCTTGTAAGGTTTAGTGGCTTTCACTGGTAAGGAATGGAAACCTACAAAGAAGCAAGAGAGGTTTCTATCCTTACCACTCTCAATTAAAGAAGCCTTATACGGTGGTGGTGCAGGTAGCGCAAAGACAGACGTTCTATTAATTTACGCTTTAGTTCATGGATGGCATAAGCATCCTGGATTCAAACAAGTATTCATGCGTAGAACATTTCCTGAGTTGAGGAACGAAGTTATTCCTCGCTCTAGACAGTTATATCCTAAATTTGGTGCTACATTAAATAAATCAGATATGGCATGGACGTTTCCGGCTCCTGACCAATTTGGCGGGAGAGGAATGACCAATGCTGGTGCAATGATTTTCCTTGGTCAATGTGAAGATGAAAACGATGTTCACAAATATGATTCAATGGAAATCAATCTCTTTACTCCCGATGAGCTTACTTCTTTTCTTGAGTTTATTTATTTGTATGTTGGGTTCACTCGTGTACGTACTTCTATCAAGGAACTACCGGCCATAATTCGTGCGGCTGGTATGCCTGGTGGAGTTGGGCATACATTTGTTAACAAACGATTTGTATTACCGGCTCCGCCAGGAACTATTATTGTTGGTCGAGGTGGAGTCAAGAGAATTTATATTCATGCTACGTTAGCAGATAACCCACACATTGACCCAGGATATAGACAGTCTCTTGAAGCATTACCAGAAGCAGAGAAACGAGCCAAACTCTACGGAGATTGGGATTCTTATTCTGGTCAAGTATTTGATGAATTCAGAGACAGAGCTTATCCTGATGAACCAGAGAATGCTCTACATGTAATTGATGAATTTGAAATCCCCGCTTGGTGGCCTAGAATAGTAATTGGTGACTGGGGATTTGCGGCTATGACATGGATTGGATGGGGAGCAATTAGTCCATCTAAACGTCTTTATATCTATCGTGAACAATGGTGGGTAAAGACTAAGATTTCAGAATGGTCGCCAGTTGTTAAAGAGCTGATTGAAATTGATAAGCCTAGACTGGTTAAGTTCTGTAAATCAGCCGGTAACGAAGTTGGACAGGAGCATACAATCCAAGAGCAAATCAGTGAGGCTCTTGGAATACAGATTGAACTGACTACTAATTCACCTGGAAGCCGCATCTCAGGCAAACAGCTTATTCATGAGTATATGAGATGGAAGCCTAGACCTACTGTACTTAAAGAACGTCCTGTCTATAACGAAGAGCATTCAATGTGGCTTCTTCGTAACAGAAGTATGGACGAATATAAATCGTATATGAATTCACTGGTTGAACCTGAACCAGAAACCAATATCCCTAAGCTACAAATTTTCAGTTCATGCAAGATGTTGATTGACGCAATCAAAGCTTGCTCTTACGATAAGAAGAAAATTGAAGACATTGCGGCATTTTCAGGTGACGACCCTATTGACGGCCTACGCTATTTGGTCGATGGGGCAGAGAACTATTTTGAAATTGCTGGTGATGAGTTTAAGAGAATCCAAAAGCAGGAAGATTTAATTCACAAGTTAAGTGCTGATGGTGACTGGACTGGATTCTATCGTCAAATGCGAACGGCTGAATCTGGCGACCCATACAAACCAATTCGTAAATTTCATCATGCGAGACACTAATGTTTAACTGGTTACAAGAATATCTATCAATTAGATATCAGTTCAAGCGCCAAAAGCTTGAAATGCAGGAGAATGCATTAATTTGCAAGTCCTGTGAAACACTTAAGATGCAGCTTGAGATTGCTAATTATGAGCGCAAGCAAATGCTTGATGCTCTAATTAAACCATCTCAGCCTGCTGAACCAGTTGTACAGCAGCCACCACAAAGTATTAGACCTCATTCTATTCCTTGGGCTGTTCGTAAGCAGATGCTTGAGGCTGAGGATAGAAAGAAGTTTCAAGTCATTGAAGAGCAGAGAAGGAATGATGAGGCTCTTGCTAAAGCCGCTGTTGCTAAAGCTGTTCCACGAGGTGAGAGTGGTGGTCTATCAGTAGTTATTCCTGATGTATCTACAGAAGATAGTATTAAAGCACTGGAAGAAGAACTCGGTATTGAGGAGGCTAAGTGATGCCTGTTGGACCATCGGCGGGAATGCTTAAGAAAGTATTCGACCCGGCTGTTATGAAAAAGAAAGTAAAGTCATCGCGTGGTTATGCTGAAAGCGGTGGCAACAATATTAAACGGCCGGAGATGGCTGCTGTCCGTAAGCAGAAGGGTGAAGGCGGTAATAAGAAGATGAAGCTAATGCGTGCTGACGCAACACAAGGTGATTGATGCCTGCTACATCAGCTAAGCAATACAAATTTATGGCTGGTATCGCACATGGTATGAAGCCAACTAAAGGGCCGGGACCATCACCACAAGTAGCTGAAGAATTCGTTAAGAAGACACCGGCTGCTAAGCGTAAGCAGTTTGCAAAGAAGTAGATGCCTAATACCAAGCTCGATAAGCCAACACAAGAGAGGATTAAGAATCTTCTCAAGACTGTTGCGACTAATTTCGACCAAGAGGATAGAGCCGCTCGTGAACGCCAACTCCGTAATTGGCGGCGGCTCAAACTTCTTTGGGAAGGATTTCAGCGAGTTTGGTATTCTGAAGTAGCTCATGACTGGCGTATCTGGGATGAAGAAATTTCTAATGCCGACAACGACCAAGCATTTTATGATAAGCCTATTAATGTATTCCGTGCTTATTTGGAGTCCCTTATTGCTGCTCTCTCTATTACAATTCCTGCAATAAAATGTTTTCCTGATGATGCAGAGAATCCTATTGACTTGTCAACGGCTAAGGCTGGTGATAAGATTGCTGAACTGATTTATAGACATAACGATGCACCGATTCTTTGGCTGCACGCTCTATACATTAACATGACCGAAGGTATGACAGCAATGTATTCATACCCAAAGTCCGATAAAGAATATGGAACGTATAAAGAGAATGTATACAAGAAAGAGAATATTGAAGCTTACATCTGTCCGATATGCAAGAATCAGTTGGATGATGACTTATTCACTAAGCAGGAGATTGACGAATTTCAACCTGATGACGATGATATTGAACTGCACAATCTGATTATTAATGAAAATCAGGTTGTTTGTCCTCAGTGCGCAGCGCAGTTAGACCCAAGTTTGCAGAAATCTCCGCTTGTTGTTACTAGATTTGTTGACCAGAAAGAAGTGCCAAAGTCTAGAATTTGCATGGAAGTATACGGTGGTCTATACGTAAAGGTGCCTAACTATGCAATGAAGCAAGCTGATTGCCCATATCTTATCTTTAGTTATGAAACTCACTACACTAATGCCCTTGATAGATATGACCATCTAAGAGATAAATTTGATTCCAACGGCAAGAAGATTGGTCCTGCTGGTGGAGGAATGTATGACCCATATGAACAGTGGGCAAGGTTGTCACCTCAGTATCGTGGTGAGTATCCTCTTAATAATGTTACTGTTAGAAATTGTTGGCTTCGTCCTTCAGCGTTCAACGTTCTGAATGAAGAAGATACTAAACTACTCAAGAAGCATTACCCTGATGGAGCTAAGTTAGTTCTGGTCAATGATGAATGGGCCGCTGATGAGAATGAAAGCCTTGACGATTGCTGGACTATCATTAAGAATCCTCTGTCAGATTACATTCATTACTATCCAACTGGCTCTCTGTTGGTTAGCGTTCAGGACATTACTTCTGATTTGATTTCTTTGGTTCTGCAAACCATTGAACATGGTATTCAACAGACGTTTGCAGACCCAGGAGTTTTGAACTTTGAGAAATACCGTGAGGCTGAAACAATGCCCGGCGGTATTTATCCTGCTGTTCCGAAGACTGGTAAATCTGTTGGAGATGGATTCTTTGAAACTAGAACGGCTACCCTAAGCCAGGAAGTATTGCCATTCTTCAACATGATACAGACCCTCGGCCAGTCTGTATCTGGCGCTCAACCGTCGTTGTTTGGTGGTCAGCTTTCTGGCTCACGTACTGCATCTGAGTATTCAATGAGTAGAGCGCAAGCACTTCAGCGCCTACAGAATACTTGGAAGACTTATACTCTTTGGTGGAAGCAAATCTTTGCCAAAGTAATTCCAATGTATATTCAGGAAGTTCAGGAAGATGAGAAATCTACTGAACGGAATGAACAGGGTAACTTCATTAACGTGTTCATTCGTAAGGCAGAACTTGAAGGGCGTATTGGTAGAGTTGAGCTAGAAGCTAATGAGAATCTCCCAATTACCTGGTCACAGCGCAAGGATACCTACATGGAGCTACTCAAGCTCCAGAATCCAGAAATCCTTAAAGCACTTGCAGACCCAGAGAATGTTAAGTCCCTCGTCGAAGCTATCGGACTTGATGACTTTACTGTACCGGGTGAGGATGATAGACAGAAGCAATATGAGGAGATTAGACTTCTAATTAACTCTGAGCCTATTGAGATTCCTGTTGACCCGATGATAGCAGCGCAAGCTGTAATGTCTGGTCAGCCGCCACCACCTGATACTGAAGAACCATCTGTTGGAATTGACCCTGACCTAGATAATCACGATATTGAAGCTGAAGTTTGCAGAACATATCTAGTATCTGATGCTGGTAGGCTGCTTAAGATTGAAAATCCTCTTGGGTATAAGAACGTACTGCTTCACATGAAAGAACATATGAAGCAAATTCAAATGAGTATGGGTACTGCTCCACAAGCACCAATGCCACCAGCAGGCGGCGGACCCACACCACCACAGCCAACAGGTACTAATATGCCTTTGGCGGAGAATGACAATGTTTCTGCACAAGCTTAATCTGATTCCGTTCTTTGCTCCTGTTGATACGGCTACTGGTCCAATTGAAGATAAATCTCTGAGCAGAGAAGATGTCATTGAATTACTTGGTGAAGACGAGCCAGAACAAGAAACTATTGAACTGGAAAAGCCTGCGAAAAAGGCTTCTAAAGAAACTGATAAAGAAGACGAAGAAGAAACTAAAGAAGAGAAAGAACTCTCTTTAGAAGATGAGATTGAGGAAGAACTTGCAGAGCCAGATGAAGATAGGCTGGAACTGGTTGTTCCTCTCCGCCGTAAGGAAATTCTAGCTAAGTATCCTGAAATCTTTAAGGATTTTCCAGGACTTGAATCATCTATCTATCGTGAGAAGGCATTTACTGAGTTGCTTCCTACGATTGCAGATGCTAAAGCCGCTGTCGAGAAATCTGAACGGCTGGATACTTATGAGAATGAAATCATGGAAGGCTCAACTGAGAGCCTGTTGAATGCTGTTCTCAACACAGATAAGAATTCGTTTGACAAGGTAATTGATAATTATCTTCCAACACTTTACAAGGTTAATGAAGCTGCTTATTATCACACTATCGGTAATGTCATTAAGCATACCATTATGACTATGGTTAAGGATGGAAGAGATAATGGTGTAGAGGATTTGCTTGGAGCCGCTGATGTACTTAATCAGTATATCTTTGGCACCAAAACATTCACTCCACCGCAAAAGCTTTCTACTGACACGAAGAATCCTGCAACTGATGAAGTAGCTGAACGTGAACGTGCATTTCAGCAACGTCAGTTTGACACGGCTAAGGACACTGTTACTAGTAAGACAGAGAATGTTCTGAAAGCTACTATCGATAAGAATATTGACCCCAATGGGTCGATGACTGATTATGTTAAGAAGAATGCTACTCGTGAAGCATTCGATAATCTTGAGAACGCTATCGCCGCTGATAGCCGATTTAGAGCTGTTTTAGATAAGCTTTGGGAAAAAGCATTTAGTGATGATTTTAGCACAGAGTCAATGGACAGAATTAAATCTGCCTACACGTCCAAGGCAAAGACTCTACTGCCAGCTATTATCAAGAAAGCACGTAACGAAGCATTGAAAGGACTCGGTAAGAGAGTTCGAGATGATGATGAAGATACTGATAAGAAAGATAAACGTGGACCTTTACCTGTTGGAAAAGCACGGAGTCAATCCACCTCCCCTCAAAGTGGAAAGACGGTAAAGGACCAAGCTAGGTCTATCCCAAAAGGGACTAGCACTTTAGACTATTTGATGCGAGATTGAGGACATTAACATGGCACTAGTTGAATCTCAGGTTACTGCACTTGAGCTTGAAAGAGTAATTCCGAAGATTCGGACACTCTTTGAGCGAGATGACAAGTTCTTCGCTAACATTCAGAAGCGGGATGTTGAGAAGATTTCCAACCGTCAGATGCGAGTTCCTCTTGAACTGCGTCCCGGTGGTTCTTTTCAGTATTTCAATCCTGATGGCGGAGATTTGGGTCGTGGCGGTGGGCCGTCGTTTGATAAGGCGGTTCTTAGCTGCGTATTCGTTTCCGAGAACATCGAATACACCAAGCTGGCACAGTGGGCTACCGATGATGATAGGAAGTCTATTGTCAACGGTGTTCGTCGTCTTACTGCTACAGCATTGGATGAGCTTCGCCGTCAGCTTGATGCTCAGATGATGCAAGCTGGTAACGGTGTCATTGGCACTGTTACTACTGATACTCCTGCCGGTGGTAGCAACGTTGTTGTTATGACCACTGATGGATTTGGTGCTCGTCTGATGCGTTTTGGTCAGACTGTACAGGTATTCAATTCCACTCTTGCTACTAACAGGGGCAGCGGAGTTATTACCTTCTGGGACGTTGAAAACAAGACTATCAACATCACTCCCCAGATTGCTGGTGTGACTGGTGGTGACTTTATTGTTACCAACGGTATCAGTGCTCCTACTGCATTGCCCGCTCTGTTTGGTGTTCCATATCACCACAGCAATGCTTCCACTGGCACTTGGCTTGGCTTTAGCCGTGCTATCACTCCTGAAATTCGTGCAAATCGAGTGAACGCGGCTTCTGCTGCATTGACATTGCCTCTGCCACGCCTTGCCATTAACAAGATTGGCAATCGTATTGGTATTGACAATGACTTCGCTCCTGCTGCATGGATGCATCCTGCTCAAAAGGCAGCTTATGAGGAAATTGGACAGCTTATGTCCACTATCTTCAAGAAGCCGTCTGATGAGAGCTTGAATGTTTACTTTGATGGGATGCAGATGGCTGGTGCTCCTGTTAAGTGCTCATTCAATTGGGATAAAACCCGTATTGATTTCGTTACTGATTCTGTGTGGGGTCGTGGTGAAATTCTCCCACTTGGATTCTATACTACTGATGGCCGTAACATCTTTGAAATCCGTGGAGCTTCCGGTGGTGTCGCTACTGCCGAAATCTTCTACATGGTTATTGGCACTCAGACGTTTGTTAACAACCCTGCTGGCTGTTCATTCATTGACACGCTAGCCGTTCCATCGGGGTACTAACATGGCAGCTACAATTACGGTTACTGGAACTGCCGGAGCTGGTCTTACTGTGACCTCTGCGGTATTCAACAATATCACCTCTTTTACTATTGATGCGGTGAATAACCTCATCACTATGTTTCAGGGTGGTACTGCACTGCCAGCTATCAGTATTAACGCTGCTACCACAGTGACTGCCACTAAGGCTGCTGCTGTTTGGACTCTGACAATTAGCTAACATTGGAATCTAGGAGGGTGGAGGAATGATTCCAGGTCTTACAACAAAGCTATCGGAGACTAACGTAGCAGCGGCTGCTTCTATCTTTGCAAAATCAGATATCGTTCGCGTGACTGACACTACTAGCACTACGGTACTAACTACTATTGTACCGGGTGCTGCTGGTTTTAGTCAGGTCTGCTTCTTGCAGAATAAGAGCGGCGCTTCTATCACTATTGTTACCACTGGAAATGTGGTTGGCTCTGGCACATTTACAGTTCTTAACAATAGAATGGCTGTACTTGTGTTCAGCAAGCTCGAACAGAAGTGGTCAGTTTGTCAGGATACGTAGTCTAAGGAGAAGAAATGCCGGACCTAAATTTTCAAGACATTTCGACTGTTCAGGGTCTTGGTCAGCCAAAGCCGGTAACATTTACGGCTGCGGCTACTATTGCACCTAGTACGTTTCTCACTATTCTTTCTGGTAACACAGCGGTGAGCACCATTACACCTCCTGTTACCGGAACGCATATGTTGTGCATCGTTCCAGGTACTACTACTGGATTCACAACTGGTGGAAACGTTGTTGGTGGAACTACTACTGTTGCAAGCCGAGCGTGCTTGCTTGTATTTAACCCACTTACTGCTGCCTACACTGTGGTTACTGGAGCCACTGGTTAAATCCTAGTTACTTGCCCAGTAACAGGTAGTCGGGCTGCGCATGACTCTAATCACGCAGATTTAATTATATGGCAAAAGTTTTAGTTGGTGTTCCTACAGCCGAAGGTGCAAGACACGCTAATTTCTATGACTATTATAATGCCTTAGATAGACCAGAAGGCACTCTACATATGTTTGCACGAGGCCAATCACCGGCTCGTGGCAGGAATATGATTATCCAGGCTGCAATTGATAATGACTGTACTCACATCTTCTTTCTAGATGATGATGTCATTCCTCAGCCGGATATCATTAACCGATTGCTAGCGCATGATAAAGACGTAGTAACTGGTCTTTATGCTATGCGGGACTTTCCTCATTTTCCAGTAGCATTTGATAAGAGGTTTCCCAACGGATTTAACAGGCATGTCCATCTTAACGGAGATGTTGACGGTCTGGTAGAAATTACTAACTGTGGATTGGGATGCGTTCTCATTAAGATGGACGTATTCAATAAGGTTCCTAAGCCTTGGATTACACTTGGCGAACTGGAATCTGATGGTTGGTGTGATGACATTGCATTCTTCAATAAGGTTGGAGATGCAGGCATCAAGATGTACTGCGATACCAACGTACTTGTTGACCATATGATGACGGTCAATGTTGGATATCGTAAAGTTGATGGTGTTTGGGCTATCAATTACGATGTTAGAGGTAAAGGTAATTGTCAATTTCCTATCTCCTATCCAGCCGCTGACGTTGATATGGCGAAGCGGATTGAAGGATGGATGTCAGATAAGGAATTGGAGTTTCTTGGCATTGTAGCTAAGAATCACGAGTACCTATTTGAGGTTGGTTCTTATAAAGGTAAGTCAGCTAGAGTTATGGCTGACAATACTAAAGGTAAACTTATCTGCATTGATACCTGGAATTCAATTGTTCACTCTAATGATGGTAGGGTAATTTACAAGACTAGTGATGACACCTACGCCGATTTTGAGAAGAATCTAAAAGAGCATATTGATAGTGGTAAAGTAATTCCATATAGAATGGATTATCAGAAGTATGTGCCTAACGGTTTCCAGCCCGATTTTATTTTTATTGATGCAGCACATGATTATGAGTCAGTAAAACTTGATATTGAGAAATCAATGTCAATGAACCCTAAAATCATAGCGGGTCACGACTATGATTCAAAGGTGTGGCCTGGTGTTGTTAAGGCTGTGGATGAAAGATTCGGCGAAGTTAACCACGTTGACACAATTTGGTGGAAAGAAAATGACTGATTACACTCACAATCCATTGGACGACGAGAAGAAGGTTTCCAATCCTCCGTATGTTCCACCTTTTGCAGAACCAGCAAAGGAACCCGAACTCAAGAGTGGAGAGATTGAACCTTTGCATGTTACTGAGGCTAAAGCTGCTGCTGAACGACTTGCTGCACCACCGGCTGCACCTGTTGTTCATAAGGAAGTATTGCTTACTCCTAAGCAGCACAAGCTTAAGGAACTCAAGGATGCATTGCTAGCGGACATCCAAGAGATTCTTAAAGACCACGGTGGTATCGAATCCAATATCGGTATTGGACATCCATACTGGGATATGCAGAATCGTCTTCGGAGCATGTAATGGAAATTCCGGAAGAAATAGAATCAATTAACCGAAGATTAGTTGACCACTTTGGTTTAGATACTTCTACCAACCAGCCGATTTGGCGTGTTGTGTGGAGTGAAGACCAATTTGAGCATCGTCTCGGTACTTATGACGACTTTGTTCCTAACACTGAGATATACCTGAGAACAGTTACTGAAGTTAGATACGTTCCTAAGTACAGTCAGTGGTTGCCAAATGTTTATGTTCTTGAACGGCTCGTTGTTGTTCCAGATAATAACATTCCAGAATTGCCGGCAACGAAACTGTCTTATGAACCGATTTATGCATTCAGAACTACCTCTGGTATTCCATTGCCGCCGAAATTTGCAGCGGCTAAGTTTGCCATCGATTTGATTTATGCTGCTCAAGGTAAGAGTTCAGTAGCTAAGTATAAAGACCCAGATGCAGGTCTAGATACAGAACAGCAATTTGAGAAGAAAATTGAGGAAATCGATACTCTTCAAAAAGAACTGTTCGGCAATGAATCATATGTTGGTGATGCTCTGGCTCACAAACAAGCTGTTATCGTTCCACGTAACTTTGAAAAACAGGTGAAATAATGGGTGTTGTTGGACAGTTTCCATTGATGTCGGATTTGAAGCGCAGAACTATTCGCGCTCCTGTGAATCCTCTGGATGTATGCTCTGTTGTTTCTATTTATCCAAAGCATATTCCACCTGAGATTAAACCGACTCTTACACCTGGTGTATTTCAGATTCCATACGGTACTTATGAGAAGCCTGGAGTGCTGGTCGTTGGTCCTAGCTCGTGGTGGAAAGAGCTGGATGAAAATCAGCCGCTTTTGGAAATCCCTGCATCATCTGTACAGATTGCTGAGTCAATTGTAAAAGATTGGGCTAACGGCATTTACGGATGCGACATGGGCGAGAACATGCCTGGATTGTTCTTTGTTCCTGGTTGTAAGCATGATAAGCATGGTGAGCCGGATGTGCCACTTACTATTGAATGGGTTCAGAAAGAGAAGAAACATCTTCTTGATGAAGCCA